ACTATTTAATCGAAATTGGCATGCTCCCCAAGGACGACGATGATCTTCTCACTGGCGATGTTGCATGGAGCGATCAGCTATCCTTAAAGGTGATAGCCTCCATGTCTACAGAAAGAAAGCGCGAGGTGACTAGTGGTGAGTGTGGCATGGATGAACAGCTCAAGTGCTTTGGAGTGAAGCCCGGCAAACACAGTGCAAAAGTTAAGTCGGTAAGCGGATACCAATCAGATTTCCGAACAAACCATGTCATCAAAACTATAAATGCTAGCAGAAAGAGAAAGGGTCGGATAAACTTGCGTGACATGAAGATGCGCGATCCTATGCTACACAAGAGCATTAAAGACGAATTCATGAGCTACCTAAAGATGCCCAATCGCCCGCCGTCAGATGATGATTTGGAAATTTTGAAAATGATGCCTCGAAGGCCCAAGGTATATCGTCAATTGTCTTTTCCGAGATCGGACGATTTCATGCCAGTCCACCAGGGTGAGAGAGCCGGCGTTGTGGGCTACGTAAACATAAAAGGGATACTAGCCAAACGCATGCTGAATCTCACCGTCGAATCTATGCTGACGCCAAGGGAGGAACAAATCACCAAACTCCCAGAGGATGAATTCAGCAAGTGGTATGGCAACTACGTACTCGCAGAGAAAGATCAAGGTTTGAGCTTCAAATCGCCAACTGGCAAGCCTTTGGTCAGGTTCGACGGCGACAGTTACTTGATGCGTCCTATGTGCATGACAATCGTGGTTGATGTAGAACACCAGGCGCCCACAAACAAGAACTTCACGCACGCAGGCAAGCTGTATCTGAACTTTGAGCCGTGTTTTTGGGGAGGTGCCAGTTTGAAGAACTGTGAGAAGAGTAAAGCACTACCCGCTTTTGGCTACGCTAAAGATGGATGTAGCATGACGGTATTCTATCAAAGGCGAGCTAGAATGGTCGAAAGCTACACAATAGCATTTTCCGGCGAGAGACATAAACAGTTCGTAGATAGACGGAAGCAGCTGATCATGGTACAGATATCAAGAGATTACTCAGCCATACCCTCGATCATGTTTGGTAAGATGCTAAGTGAGTCGTACAGAAGCGATCTGACTGGCGACGCTGATGCCATACTCAACTATGGTTCATTCTTGAATACATCGGCTCGATCAGCTACAAAGAAGATGCGCATGTTGTTCAACCATCTGAAGGCCGATTACCCGATGAGCATAAACAAATGGAAGCCGGAATACCCGCATCACCCACGCGGCTGTGTAGATATTAAGTCGGGAGTGTTTACTAAGCTGGTAGGTAGTCGATGCATAGCTTCGCTAAGGCTAGTTTACAACGACGATATAACACGCTTCGCGCAGGTCGACTTGAATTCCAATCAACCAATCGACCGAACGCAGGATGGTGAACCAGAGTTGGATGAGGTATATATGGACTGAAGAGTCGTTTTGAGCTACTAAAGGCTACAACGTTGGCAAGGTAGCAGTGCCACTCTAATCTCGTTAGGCAACTACCGCAGCTGATGCACTGTCGTTG